GCCGTTTTGCGTGGCAGCAAAATCAAACTTCTGAACAGTGTCAGTCGACGACTCCATTCGCTTGGCCATTTTGTCGATGGCGTCAGCGTGAGCCACCATTCGCATCGTGGCGCTGCGTAGTGCAGAGACAGCAAACAAACCGCCGACCATTCCGGCCATGCTTGCGGCCATCCGACCGGCGGCCGCTTTGGTTCCGGTTTCCATCTTCCGCAAACCAGCAGCCCAACCGGAACCATCCAGCGACGTCCGGCCCTTCACGTTCATGTGCGCGGTTGCCATTAGTCGGTCGCCTCCTGCTGCGCTTCTCTATGACGGCGCAAAAGTTCCTCGGTCGTGTCGTCGCTAATCTTCACGGCGCCTTTCAGTTCGTTCAGTGTTAGGTAGTCCCACCAAGTCTGGCCAAGCGGTTGATTCATTACTTCAGAGGCGCTGAAGCCTCCTTCGCTGACCAGCTTCACTCGCATGGCTTGCGGCCATGGTGCGCCGGCCTTGGTTCCCCCGCCCTGTCCTTTCGTCCAGAATTTAGGCATGGCCAGCGCGGCGTTGATGTATTCGGTGAACAGCTTCGCTTTTTCGTCCGCTTCAAATTCGCCGACGTTTTCGGCCCAAGCCTTGATGTCGTCACCCAGTTCGGCGCGGCGCAGGAGTTCCTGTGCGCCTTCGTACGTGTTGCTGCAAACGAGTAGGCCGAGAAGTAGGTCGCCGAGAAGCGGTTCCTTGTCCTCGCAGACGAAGGCGCATTCCAAGCGTTGCAGAAGTAGATAGTGGCCTAAACTAAACGGCCGCAAATCCTGTCCCAGAATAGTGACAGGTTCAGATATGATGCTTTGAAGGTATTCATCCACATCAAGCCAAGTCGGTAAATGCAGACGTGTTACTGAAACGAAGAAGCGAAACCGACTGCGTCAGTTCGTTCTCGTTGCTGTGATTAGTGTCGGCGCTTGTGACATAATACTTGCCGTTAAGATCGGCGCTTCCGCCGTCAAAGTTTGCGAGAGTTATCACGTCGCCGATGCTGGAAAGTTCAAGCGTGCTGGCGCATACGATGTCGGCGGTGCATTCTACGGTTGTGTCGGCGATGACGTAACTCATCGAGTCGCCGTTGTTGCCTTTGATGCGCTTGGTTTCCGCCCTGTTCCCGCCGCTTAAACTTGTGACAGCAGCTTCACCGGTGATGCCTGTTGTGGCATTACTGGCAATGCCGTAGACGACTGAAGTTCCTTTTACCGTTGCCATATTAAATCAAATCCTCAAGTGATGGTGCTGGCGGCCGCCAATATCTCAAGCGAAAGGTCGCAGACCCAATTCCTGTCCTCGACGGTCTTGCTGATGCTGAAACTTTTGACGCCGAAAACGGTCACCGCTTCGGTGCTGTCGGTCAGTGTCGCAGCGATTCCGTCATCCATAAACAGGTCGCGCATCGTGGCGACGTGCGTCTGGTGATTAGCCAGCGTTGTGTCGTCCATTGACTCAACCAAGCGGATGATCAGTTCACAGTTGAAGTTGCCGAGGCCGGGAATTGATTCCTCTCCCCCTTCGCAGATCACCAAGCATCTCGGCAATGACAGTTCGTCGTCGTCCTCTCCTTTGCTGACGGTGATGCTGTAACCACTGAATGTGCTGTCTCCGTCCAGCACTGCTTTGGCCCTTGTTTCTAGCTTTTCCTCAAGTGTGTTGAATGCCATTTAGAATCCTGCCTTTCTCCATTCCCGCCCCATCTTCCGCTCAATGTAGATCACCATGTCAGCCATGGTGGCGTTCATTCCCGCCTTCAATCCTCTGATGATCTTCGCCTGCGCCTTGGAGTTGTTCTTGGTCGCACTGTTAACGACCAGCGCAGACGGTCGCAGTTCGCTGCGTGCTGCTATGCCGTACCCCTTTGGCTTGGCTTTCCCTCTGACTAATCCCTTCGGCCATGGTCGGCGATCACGTCGTTCGACTGAGTAGGACAGCTTTTTGATTGAAGGCAGCCAGCCGGAACGCAGGAACCTGACAGCCCGCACCCGTGCGTTGATTAGTTTTTGTGCCGCTCGTTCCAGTTCCTTTCCCCAGATCAACGGCTGGCCAGCCTTCTTCCGCCTGCTGTTGATGATGCGGGCGGCAAGGTTGTTCTCTGATAGGATTCTGCGGCCTTTGCGAATTTTGCCGGTCTTGCGACTCCTGCCAACCTTGTTGCCGATTGCGCCCAGCTTGTACTCGATGGCAGACGGGTCGGCCGCCTCGGTTAATCGCTGCGCGTTGAATGACAAGTCCAGCGCCTTCTTGTTTACGATCTCGCGGAAGGTCTTTTTGTTCACCTTCGCATATCGGCGAAGCGTGCGCGTAAATGCTGCTTGGTCGATGGTCATACTCATCGGTCGGCGCTCATCAGATCAAAGCGCACCTCGGCGCCGTCTCCTGTCGTTGTGATTTTCTCAATGCGGTATGCCTGACTGTCGACCGTCATCTTGCTGCCGATTGCTGGCAGGCTTGAATGGTCAGCCTTCTTGCCGACCAGCGTCAGGTCGAAATCATCTAGGAAGCCGCCCTCGCCTGCGTCTTGTCCCTTGGCGATCTCATTGACCGCGCCTGTGTAGGTCGTTGAGCCGATGACGTAATTGACCGGCAGGTCGGCAATCATTTCGGCTAGATCGTCTGCGTAACTCATTCTAATAAAAAGGCCGGCAGCCGTTTTTCGCGACTACCGGCCAAACACCTAAACCACTAACTATGCAGATATTTTTCTGCGGCGATAATACAGCGGCGACCTGTAAACCGTGACCTCGTCAAACTTCGGTTTGTCCGCCTCTGCTTCCTTCGTCATTGCTTCAAGCGCCTTGCCAGCGTCACCGCCGCAATACAGCACCTTGAATTTGTCGTCCTTGCGACCGACCGCAATGCTGACTTTCATCATACAACGATCTTCTTGAGGCTGTCGGTTCCGGTTGCCACGCCGTAAATCATTGTCGCGGTGATGTACTGGGCGCCGTCCTTGCCTTCGTACCAATTACGAAGCTGCAACGTGACTCCTGTTCCCGGCTCTTGAACTGATTCAACAGCACCGGCCCAGTTTTCCGGCAACGCTGGCTGACGGCCTGCAATTAACAACGCTTCTGGCCCGCAGGCGAACCCTTGCAAGCTGTGACTGACTGCTGGTGAACCGATGTTGTATGCGTTCGCGGGAATGTCGCTGTATTCGTAAACATTGAAGCCGTGAACCTTCGGCACAACATTGTCGCGGATTGCGCTTGGATTGCCGTATGCGTAGCTGGCTTGGATTGCGTTATCCTGTGCGAGATTTGCAAAGTAGGTCGGCTTGATAATCAATGCACGATCAGCCTTCGGCACATTCTTGGTGGTTAAATCACCAGCAAGATCAGCAACATCATCAGCACCAAAACTCGCAGCAGCGACATCAACTTCGTCAGCGAAGTTTGTGTCAGTCACTAATGCCAGCAGGTCATCCATCATTGTGTTCACAACAGCGTGAACAGCAGGACGAACGAACGTGCGTTCCAGCATATCAAGACCACCTTTCGCGATTTCAAGGTCAGTGAATTTGGCCGTGAAATGCTTGTGCTTATTCAAGGTAATCGTTTTCGCTGTCGACGTGACATCTGACGAAGAATACCCACTTGTGGCATCTCCGGCGCTCACAGCAGTCGCAACGCGAGTGCTGACCGATTCGCCGACGTCAGCAACGTCGCTGCTGAAATCAGTCGTGAATGCTGAAACGATTGGCATTTCTGCCGATAAGGTTTCAAGCGTTTGCTGCGCGATTTGCGCTAGGTTGATTCCGCCTAATGTATTGGCCATCTGATTGTTCTCCTAAATGTTACTTGGTTAATGGTTTGATGTTCTTGCGGTAGAATATAGTCCGCTCCTTCAAATTCTTGATGGCAGCATATTCTTCCCAAAGCACATCAAGCGTCTTTGGCTTTGCTGCCTCGGTTTCCTCTGCTACCGGCTCGGCGCCTTGCTGCGCTACGATCTCGGCGGCACGTTCACCGGCGATCTCTTCAACGTCTCGCTGTTCAGCTTTTGTGTTGGCGAGTTCGGTTTCCAGTGCAGCGACTTGATCAGTCAAAACGGCGTTTGCCTTTTGAAGCAGGTCGTTCGTTTCGCCAAAAGACGCCAACGCGCCTTGGCCCTCATTGTGTGCGGCCTGCAAAGCCTCTAGTTGGCTTTTAAGGTCAGCGTTTTCTTCTGCGATTGTCATGTCGTCTCAAAAAACAAGTTAAGTTGATTTTATGCCTTCCCTAGCTTTTGCAAGAGGGAATCAAGATTCTTCGCAGTGCCATCAACCATCCCGACCTCGGAAGCCTTGCGGCCGGTCAACGTCTGGCCTTGCAGATATTCATAACTGATGTCGGTGCGGTACTTCTTCACGAAGCCGGCGAACTCGTTGTAGGTCTCCATCACTTCAAGTTGCAGGTGCTTCCGAACCTCCTCGTCTAGTGCCACGCCGGGGAAACCTGCTGCCTTGTATTTGCCGGATTTGAATATCTCCACTGTGACGCCTTTCTCGGCCAGTGCTTTGCTTGTATCCATCACTGGCAGATACACGCCGACGCTGCCGACCTCTGCTGATGGTGCTGAGAAAATCCCGTTCGCACCTGCGGCCATCCAATAGGCGGCACTGGCCATCATTGAATCAGTGTAGGCATATATCTTTTTGGCGCCTGACTTCTGCACCTCCTCAACCGTCTCGGCTAATTCCGGCACGCCACCAACCGTTCCTCCCGGCGAATCAACATCGAGAATGATGGTGTCGATGTCATCATTCTCGGCCGCCAGTTCGATGGCAGCAATCACGTCGACGGTGTCGACTGCGCCAAGCATTTTTGCCACCGGTGAAACCTTGTGACCTATCACGCCGGCGACAGGAATAATCGCGACGCCGTTTTCCTCGGTCATTGCGTAGTCGTCCATCTCGTCGCGGTCGTCGTCATCGTCGTCAAGAATGACGGTCGCCGTAAGGGTCGCCTGCGCCTGCTTCATGCAAGCCGGCAGGATGGCCCATTTTTCAAACTCCTGTTCAATCTTCATTTTGTTGTGGTAATCCGTTCGGGGTCAGTAGCTGCACGCGGTTTGGATCGATGCCGTACTTGTCGGCTAAATCTAAAACAAAACGCTGTTCTGAAATTCTCTTCTCGACCTCGTCTTCCCAATGCAGGCCGCGCTCGGCGTACAACTCCTGCAAGGTCGTCAGTCCCATCTTGTAATCCTCGCGGGCGGCGCCTGCATCACGGCCACCGTCGACGCTGATCTTCCTTGGCCCTTGGTAGTGCCAACTGTACCAATCACCGCCCTGCGGTCGTGGCAGCAGTCCAGCCTTCATGGCTTTGCTTAATGCGTAGCCATCAATCCGTCTGGCAATCTTGCGAACGAGGCGCTGGTTCTTCTCAACCGTGCGCTGCGCCTTGGCTGTGACAAGCCGGACGACAGCGCCGCCGATTCGTGTCGGATCGAGACTCAAGTCGTATGGCCATTCGATTGCTTGAAATGCGCTGCGGAGAATTGTGTTTTCGAACTCCTGTGCGTTAGCGCTTGGCCGGTTCCGATCTACCACCTCGATCTTGGAACCAGAGCCGGCGCGGAAATAGCGAATGGCGCCGCCTTCAAGCGATTCAAGGGTCGTAGATAAATTCCCGCCCTCGACTGTTTGTTCGATGAAGGCTTCGGAGTCGTCGGCGTATCCGTCTTCGTTGTGTTCGACGAGCGCGATGCTGCTGGCTGCTTTTTGTGCGGACAGTTCATATTCGCGGAGTTCCTTCACGTCTTGCAGATCAGTCGTGACAGCAGACAGCGGCGAGACGCCACGATTCTGGTCAGCCCATTCTGGAAAGAAGCAGAGTGCCATGTCGCGTGCGCTGACTTTGCGCTCGCCGTCGATCATGTAGCTGACCGGACGTCCCTGCTTGTTGGTGATGACTCCGTTAAATTCGTTTGGCCCTTGCGTGCGTGAAGCAATTCGGTGCGCCGGTATAAGTTGCACCGCTGGATACCCGCTGCCGGTCTTGGTCAACAGCACGCCGACATCTCCGTCGCGCTTGATTGATAGCAATGCGAGGTACAGAAATTCCTCAAAGTCGCACTTGCCTTGAATGTCCAGAATGCCGTGGAACTCTTTCAGCCAAGCCTCGGCTTGTGCGCCCCATTCCAGATCGCGGCCGACGTACTGCGGAACGAATGGCTGCACCGAATATGTGCATTGTTCCAACAGCGCACCGCGAACAGGTGCGAAGTTTCCAAACAGCCAGCGGCCGGCGCTGACAAGCTGCTGGTGCGTGCCTGTTGGGATTAGCTGCCGCGTGTCTTTGTTGAGATAGCGCAGCGGCCGGCGGTGCCGGTTGCTTTGGTATTGAGGTTCCCAAAGGCTGCCGAGTTTTTTGAAGAATCCTTTAAGCATTACGGAACTTGGCGTAGGTGCGGGTCGACAAGTGGCCGTAGGTCGAAGGGTCTTTCTTCTTCAAAGCGAATCGGCATTCACGCAGCACTTGATCAATCGGAAGTGTGAACTGCTTGGTGGCGTTGCGTCCGCCGATGCCGTAGGCCATCAGCGTCTTGCCTTCAGTCAAAAGCGTCTTCGCCTTCGTCTGAATCGTGGTGATTTCGCTGGTCGTGAAATTAAGAAATAAACCTTCCGCCCGCATTTCCCTTCAAGCATAGCGGGCGCGGCAGATTCTCAAGCGGTTCTTCTGATTTTAGCTAATTGGGGTTTGACGGGTTTTTGCGGCTTGTTAGCATTCGTGCAGTCCAAACCCTTCATTATGGCTATCTGGGAAGATAAAGACGGCAAGCCTGACAAGTTGTACATCGCGATGATGTGTTGTGTTTTTTCGTGCTGCCTCCTTGGCCAATGCGGCGATGGTAGCGGAGGCAGTAACAGAAACCCACTTGCTGACTCTGAAGCTGAATGGCAGCGACTCTCAACTCAGGAAAAAGCTGATCGGATTGAAAGAGAAATGCGCCGTCAAGGTGCAAGGTGAATCTTGGCCAAGCGCTTGGCGCACTTCATTCAGTTTCCAAGAAGCAAAGCAGCGCAGCGCGGTCGCCAGTGTACGGTTCCACCTTGTGCAGTTGTGGGTCGTTATTTGCGCCGGACGAATAGATGACAGCCGACAAGTAGTGGCTGGCCTTGTGTTCCTCCCGCGGATTATCAAAAACGAATGTGCCGCCTTCAAAGCCTTCCGGCTTGGCCAACAATATTGACGCCGAGTAATTACACCAAGCCATGTGGTTCGGTTTCAGTTCGCCACCTTCTTCGATACAGCCATCGTAGTGCCACGGATGACCCTTCCCGCTGTGCCTTTCGATGCGCCAATATGACTTCTTCTTGATTAGGTTTTGCTGCGGCAACGCTTTCAGAATCCTCTCAAGCGCCTTGTTCACTGTTGGGTTGTCCCAGATTACGATTGAACGATTGAAGGCCAACGACAGCAAATAATCGGCGTCCTTCTCGGTGATTATGTTTTCAATCAGCAAACGCATTTCGCTACCACTGACTGTTCTTTGTTATCACTCATCGTTTCTGTAATGTCGGCCGTGTGAACCGGAAATCGTTTGATTTTGAAGACATTCTTGCATGGATTTGGCACGTATCTCTTCTGAGTGTCGGCACCGGCACGTTTATTTTCATGATTCTAGATGAAACTGGATTGTGGTCTTATATAAAACGTGTTCGTCCGATACAATTGGCAGGGGTTTGGCTCATATTCAACACCATCGGTTCCGCAGTTTTTTGCAAACTTCTGTTCCGCTATTTCAAATCGCGTTAGTCGTCCTTCAGCCGCAACCTCAAGGCGTACACATAGTGCCAGAGGTCAATGATCTCTTCTTCCAAATGTTCCAGCTTCACCTTCTGAACTAGGTCGCCGCCGTGTTCCTCTTGGCCTGCCATATACTTGGCTGACGCCAACGCACGAAAGCGGTTAACGCTTTGACGAGCGATTTCCTCTGGTGGTAATTCTGCTTTATTATCCATCTTGAAATTCTCCTGCTGCTACGCCGTCTCGGCCAAGCACTTCGCCATCATCGCTGCCGCGACCTGCATACCTTCACAGTCCCAAAGGTGATTGTCCCGCTTGCCGACTCGGTGCCATTCGTAGACCGTTTGGCCTGCCTTGTCGTGGCGTTCCCGGCGCCGCTCGGAAAACATCTGCAACTCGTAGTCGTTGCCGGCGTCAGGTGTCACCGTCCAGCTTGCGCCTCTGCCGTCGCGCAGATTGGCCAGCACATCTTTGCAGGTTGGATTAGACCAGTGAAACAAGGTGACCGGTCGAACTCTGCCTTGGCTTTTAGTTCCGACGGCTGGGTCGACGTACACTCGCGGCGAGTAAGCGCGGCGAACGGTTTCGCCTTTGATCTTATGTGCAAAATCTTTGGTCTTCGCGCCCTTGATTGATGTGAAGCCGAATTGCTTGCAGGCGGCATACACCTTCTGCGCGTTGTATCCGCTGTCGACGAAAACTAGGTGCGGTTTGACGTCGTACTGTGCGCGAAGGTCTTCAATGCTTTCAAACGTCACCGGCTTTGACCAGTGAACCAAACGGCTCTGGCCATCTGCGGCCCATGCGCGGACTACCAAATAAAACAGGTCACGCTGAACGTCGACGGTTGCGAACCGGAAGGCTTCGTCGACCCATGGCCACTGATCATCGTGCGTCGTTAGTTCATGCAGTTCGTCATCGGTTCCCATCTCTTCCACCCACGGCACGCCAAGTGATTCTGCTTTGAACACCTTCAGCGGAACAGTGGTGCCAACTTTCATCGCTGCCTTGGCTTGTAAAAATTCCTGCACCAAGTCACGCCACGATACCCAAGGCGGAAGAACGGCAGACCAGCGGAAGCTAACTTTCTCTGACGGCGCCTTCTCGTTTGTCCGTCTCCACTTGCCGGAGATGGCGAACGCCTTTCGCACATCCTGCCGATCAGTAAACTGCGCCATGCAGTGCGGACATTCATACCGAATCGTCTTGGCCAGTTCGTCGAAGTCGTATTCGTCGTTGACGTATGTCTTGTCGTTCGTGTCCCACTTAATGAAGTCAAAATTCATTTCGTGACGTTCATCGCATTCAGGACACATCACTTCGTAGATTCTTTGGTCGCCGGCTAGGAATGCACGATGGACATGGTCGTTCTCATGGTCAGGTGTGCTGATGACGACGCGCCTTGCGTTCCAAAAGGCGCGGGTTCGTTTGCTGACCATCTCAAAGGCGCCGGGTGGATAGTTGCGAACCTCATCCAAGAACAGCCAGCGGATTGGCTTCGACTGCAATTTGCTTTGTGAGTTGGCGCCGTTAATAACCAGCGGCATCGAGGCGAAGTTAATTTCCAGAGTCGTCTTGGCGTGTCGATCAGCCGGGAACAACTCCGAAACCGCTTCGCAATTCTCAAGCGTCGGCATCAGTCGCGTGCGTGCGAATGTCTTGGCCTCGTCCTGCGCTGCCATCACCCACATCGCTGGGCCGGGGTCTTCCGCGATGCACCACGATAGCAGGGTCAAGACCATCTGGGTTTTTCCGGATTGCGCGCTGCACATGATCGCCACATCCTTGCACCTATTATCAGCGAAGCATTCCATCGGCTCTTTCGTCCAAGGCGCGATGTTGGAATTGAACTTGCCGGGGAACGGCGACGTCTTGTCGACGACGATGTTCTTCTCGGCCCAGCGCCAAGGCGGGTCAGTGCTGCGCGGTGCTATTGCGCGGCGTGCGATTCTTTCAACCGTACTTCTCTCCATTGGTCTTCCTCCAGAATTGCGAATGCCGCGGCAACCGCTTCACGTTGCTTGATTTGAATTTCGGCAGCCTTCAGTCCCTCAAGAATTGGCGGCAGTTCGTTTTCCAACTTTGTGTATATCATGCCTTTAAACTGGTGAACCATGCGCGTGACCTCGGTTTCCACCTCCGCAACCGGAATCAATCTCCCCAGCTTCTCGTCGATCTCAATTTCCAGCAGCGCGTTCTTCCGCTGCAAGTTCTCCGCCTGCAATCGGCCACGATTCAGTTCGTCGCCTTCGACCGGTTTCAGCCCGCGTGATTCGATGAACCCCTGCCATGCTTTGAGGTTGTGACTGCCGTCGGAATACGGTTCCGGCGCACCGTCCATCTTCGTCCAGACGTACAACGACGCACGGCTGCAATCCAACTGCTTGCACAGTTCAACGATGGTCGGAATGCCGGCTCGTTTGCTTTTACGTTTAGCGGCCATATTTAATTTGTGAGCGCATTTTGTTTTCTGCGCGGTTCGGATTCAGTCGCAGCGTTATTCGTTCGCCGTGCCGCAGTTTCGGGCCAAGGCATGGCCAATCCTTCAGCTTTCGACTCATAGAAATACAAAAGTTGTGAATGGTCTCC